TCAGGAAAACCTTTAGTTGATGCAACAGTAATAGTTGTATCAGAAGTAGAAACAGCAGAGGATAAAGTAGTAGTTCCATGAACAACTTCAGGAACTAGGTTATCAACCTTTAAATACTGATCTAAATTATCAATTAAATCAGTTGAACCACCTTGAAATTCTTGCGAAAGATAATATTGTTTTAAAAAATCAACAGCAAGAGGAAAGTCTGACCTTACAAATTCAGGAAGCTGACTTTCAACTATTCTATTAACCTGAACTCTCTTATCAATACCTATGCTCATTTATTTTCTCTCTAGGTCTCCGTTTGAGTAACTTGATGTGTAATAGTCTCTTGTAAATACAACTCCTGATACATCTTCACCAGAAGCAATTACGTCCTTAATCATATTTATCTTACTATTAGAAACGTCAAAACTGAGGTATAAGTCCTTCAGTCCAACAACATCATTCGAGTCTGGGAACGCTTGAATCTCTATAAGATTATTCGCTGCTACCGTTGAAGTAATATTTAGAGTATTTAAGATGATTTCACCTTTAACATAATCAACAGTTCCTGCAGATTTAGCAACAACTTTTAATTCTTCTTTCTGATTTCTTGCAATAACACTCAAAACACCTTTACCACTTCCATCTAAAGTGCCGTCTACTTTTTTATTTGGAACATCCGTAATGAATACTGTATCGCCTGACCCACTTAGAGTAAATCCAGTACTCTTTATATTAAATCCTGCAGGATTAATATGGAATTTATTACCAAAACACAATTCATACTGTGCAAATTGATTAAGAAGTACCTTCATATCTCTTCTAATCTTTACTGTTGTAATGTTAGAAGTAATTGAACTATCAACTCTGTCAATTAATTGAAGTATCTTACTGTACTTAAATCTTCCACCAAACTTATTAATGTCTACAGTATTAGAATATTCTCTCAGAGAATTCAAAACTTTTGTTTGTAATGAATTAGCACTAGAAACTTGAGTAGTATTAAAGTAAACTGTTGAATCAATTTCAACATATAGTATCTTAAGATCTATGATTTCTGAATTAATTCCAGCAATCGCATATCCTTTTAACTTTTGTTTAATCTGCTGTTTGTCAAAATCAGAAACATAAGTACCATTTTTTGGTTTAATACTAATTTGAACCTTACCAAATTGAGGTGGACTCAATTCTTCACCACCAATTACAGCAACAGATTCTGTTCTGGGATAGATTGACTGTATAATTGCTTCATAATCTCTAGGTGTAACCGCCCTGTACTGTGAGGAATATATTCTAGGTGCAAAGTACTTAATGGAGTTAATATTCTCCATATCAGCACCGTTTGTCGCACCATTAACGGTGTTTATTGTTATACCACTGGTTGGAATTATGGTTGCTGGATTTACAGCAGTATTAGGATCCTTTCCAGTAAATACTCCTTGGAAACTAAATTGCGATGCACCATTACTTTCTGCACCATCAGTAACAATATATCTTACTGTTATGATTGAATTATTTTCTAATTTTTTACCAAAATAACCATCACCAAATAAGATTTCATATTTTTCATCCTGAACTTCCTGTATAAAGAAGACTTCTGAGTTTTTGTTAATATTGAGAATATTATCAATCATGGCATATTCTCTACCTAAACCATCATCTGCAGAACCAGATACAAATACCTTGATACTAGATGCATCAATATTTGGGTTTTGTAGTAAAAATCTTTGATCTATGCTATTGTTTGCTAGAAATTGTAATTCTAATACTGTTCCTTGGGAAACTTCAATAGGTTCTTCAGCAGTTCCAAATGATGCAACACCATTTTTAACAGAAGCATGTAGTGGTTGAGAAACTGAGAACCTATATGTAGTGTTATTTGCAGATCCTACACACACTAAACCTGGTTTTAAGTATAGTAATGGTTCAGTTGTATCAGTTTGTACATCAAAGTGAATTGATGCCCTTGCAGAGGATTTTGAACGGGGTATATAACCAATATTTCTTGCAAGAGAAACAACATTCTCCCTAATTGTTGCCGAATCTAAAAACGATTCATTAGCAACTAAGTTTGCATTAAATGAGTTAATGTAAGTGTTGTATGCTAAAGTATCAATTAAGACTGAAAAGTTAGATCCTTCAAAGTCAAAATCACTAAAATTGCTGTTCGCCCGAAGATAAGACCGTATTTGTGCCTTAATTTCGTCAAAATCTAAACTTGTAAACTGAGTAAAAGGCATATTACTATCTTGTTGGTTCTAAAAGAAAGGAAAATGATTGTGTAGGTACTGATAAACCTTTAATATCAAACACTATTGTTACATTAAAAGCGTTTGAATCAACGTATTCGTCTACTTGTGCAGTTAAATTCTCAACTCTAGGTTCATATAGTTCAATAGTCTCATTAATTTGATCTTCTATCACCTTAGTTAGGGTTGGATAGAAGTTCTCAAAGAGACTTGCACGTATATCAGTTCCAAGATTTGAATTAAAAAACCTTTCTGTGGGAATAGTTTCTACTAAATTCCTTACAGATCGCACTATTGCACGTTCGTTCTTCAAGATTGGAAGATCTTTCGTCACAGGATGTGGTTTGAAAGATAAACTTATATCTTTGAATGATTGTGATGTGCGTTGGACTGCCATCTAAATGGTATATTTAGTATTATCTCCCTTTATTTATAACCTATTCTTTAGATTTATTTCTCTCTTCGGGTGTCGTCCAAAAATAATCATCACAATCACCCAATCTACCCCATTTTATGCCGTTTTCTACCTGATAATACTCTGTAGATACCTTAAAATCGGGTATTTTCGCTTCATTTGGTGTGAGTGAGATATCGTATACCCTACAACGGTTGTTTGGATACAACGCATATTGACCATTTTCAAGTTCAATTAGGTTAAATGACTTATGTTCTTGTGGAACCTCACTTGTTGAGTAGTCAACCACGTCAGGATCGGAGTGATAGTTGTCTAAAGTACACAAATACTCTCCTTTTATCGATCCAAAGTGCCTTGTACGCACTTCCCACTCCATTGAACCAACAAATTGCTTACAAATATTACTTACACCATAGTCCATACAGTTCCAAAACTGTAAATTAGGTAAATCTAGGTCTGGGTCGGGTGTTTCTGGTGATGAAACGAATGCTGATATGGGTAATTTATCATAAAGTGCTCCATATTCTGGTAAATACGTCTCAAAATAAAAAGCACGTCCAGGTATGCTCTTAGCACATACCCAAACGCCCTCTACAAACTCACCAAAACCATCTTGAAGATCACGTAAATACTCTTTTCTTACATATACCTTTGTCGAAGGAAGGTTTGTTAGTAGTGTACTCATTATTTGCCCTGTCCTCTAGATCTTTTCTTTGCTCTATTACGAGAAGTAGCAGCGTATTTGGTGTGCTTACCCTGTCCTTGACGAGACTTTTTGGGTATTGCTTCTACAAATACGTTTCCGTTGATGCCAGTTCGTGTTGCCATAATTAAATTGCCTTAATTTCAGTTCTTAAATCAGTTGGGTTGTGGGAACCATTATCATAAAATTCATATGCAAGGTCCTCCATAGCACTAAAGTATTCATCTTGGGTGAGATCTTCATAAAGAAGTTTATCACCCTCAAAGATACTATATAACTCGCATTTTTTCATGTCCCACACGAATACGAGGATCGCACCAGATATCAAAACCTGCTTCTTTTGCATCTAAGCAGAATGAAACGTCTTCTCCACACATATCCTGAACTTCTCCTGATTCAAATATCTGCATCTTAGGAGCGAACCAAGGATACTTGATCTCTTCGTGCTCAAATACACCATTCTTGATAAGTGTCCAACCAAATCCAGTATAATCAACTGTAAAAGGCTTCTTACGCTTACTAATGCTTTCGATGGTTTCGTGATTCATTACACCACCATTAGAACGGAAATCATCTTCTTCCATCCAGTGTGCAACAGAAGTAGTCTTACCATCTTCAGTACAATACCAACCAGCAGCAATATCTTGATCCATTAGAACCAACTGCCAGAACTTCTCTGTATTGAATACAATATCACTATCAATCCATAGTTGATAATCATAGTTTAACTGTCCGTCCCAAGGTTTCTGATCAGGACCACGTAGAACATTTGCACCTAAGCACTTACAACGTGCAAAGTTAACCATCGATGAGTAATCTTGTGATATCTGTATCGAAGCACCACTTTGAACCAAATCAAAGCATAGTTGTACAAAACTCTTTAAAAATGTATATGATACTCCTCTTCCTGGTAAACAGAATACAACTGTCTTACCTTTCACTAACTCTTTTGCTTTATCAAAATCCCACTCAGATTCTTTTTTAACAACAGGTGATTTTGCTTTTACCGTAAATCCTTTGCCCATAATAACTTGTAATTACCACTATATTATATTGGATTATATAGCAAAAGTCAAGTTATTCTAGTTAATCGGTCTTCACTACCAAATGGTCGAGTGGGGGTTGTATTAAACGATAAACTCACTCTAGACTCTTTTGATTGATTCACAGGCACACTATGAGTTAGCATCGAACTAAACATTAACAACTTACCAGGTATCGATGCCACATCAATCTTATTCGTAGTATACTTATTTCTACGGTCAGACATCCATTCACGTTGCACACCTTCACGAGATGTAGGATAATAACTAAAGTTCCTTAATGTATTATGAAAACGAATCGGAGCACCTTTCT